ATCTGTATTTAGTCCAGTCAAGCTTCTGAACTTCAGACTTACAATTCCACCCTCGCTGGTAGTAATTGAAAACAGAGCAATAGTGAGGATCCGTGAACCCGCCGCAAATCCCTACACCTAGCATACGTTGAAATCCTTCTTGAGGGTTCTTCACGTAAGACTTGGGATTCAAAACTAGTTCAAACCAATTCTCAGTATTCCTTGTGGGAACAAAATTCCGCCATGTGGTGCCACTCATATGCATTTCACTCGGTTTATCAGCTACAACCGACTTCTCTACATTGAGAACCATCGCAAAGCAGTCCAGGAAGAAAATCTTCATCTTTTCTAGAATAGTCTTCTTGTGCTCAGCGTTAACAATAGCAGCGCTATCGTCACCATTCACCTTTAACATTCGTGCACGAATGCGTTCAAACAGCAGAAAAGCTGTCATCATAACCCAATTCACTAATGAATCAATGAGATTGGTAAAGTGTGAACCTGATGGTACACCTATGTGCTTTCTAATTATTCGACCGTTTGGTAAAATCATTGGTGTATGGATAAAGTATTCGACGATTGCATCGAATGCTTTCTCGCTACGCCGTTTTACGCCTTCACCACCGGTTTGAATATCGCCATTCTTACCTTCGTAGGTTCCATGGTTTAACTTCCGTTTTAACATGTCAAATATCCGTAAAATTAATGTACGGCATCTGCACGTGTCGAAACTGTCAAAGTCACCTCCTACTCCAATAACGTTTTCCTCGTCATTCAGGTATGAAACAAGGGTTTGGTGTTTGGGCAGAGAATCTCTACCAGTCATCAGCATATCAGACAATTGAACGTCTTGATAAATGTGGTCAATGAGGGGTTGTGCGAAAACTCCTTCACAGATTAGCATCTCAGCTGGGTAAACCCAAACGAGACGTGTCTTCTCCTCATCAGCGGGTCGTGATGCTCCACGGGTAGCCGGTACAGTGTACGGAACTCCCATTTCGGATAGTTGTTTCCTCTTCATAAGATGGAAACGGAACCTAGCATCGCGGAAAATCTGGTCTCTAACGTCCTTTTTCTTTCGAAATAGGGGGTAGCCTGTAGTTGTATTGGGTACTACATCTACGTCGTAGATCCAGCGGGGGTTAACCTTTTCATTCAGCCGTAGCTTTCGCTCCAACTGTCTAAGGGCAACTTCCACGCATCCTTGATACTTTTGTGGTATCTCATAAGCAGGTTTATCATACGCCTCAATCCTACTCATAATCTTCACATCAGATCCTGCCACTCTAGTTTTGCCGATTGATCGTTGTAGCCAGTTTGTCTCATGCTCCTTGTCAAAGTACTTCAAAGCATCATAAACATACGGATCATACTGCTGAGTTGCACGGTAAATGCTTCTCTTATAATCCAACTTTCTTCCAACTCTTGAAATAAACCTAAAAGGTCTATTCCACAAATCATCCTTCAAACTTGCTTCTAATAAGCTCATATTCTTTTAAATTAGCAAAGTGATGTTCCTCGAACCTATATGGTACAAAAGAAAGCCAGCCTGTTGCGAAAAGACGCGCGAGCCTGAATACTTTC